CTGGCAGAACAACTGTGCTCTGAGTTTCTGGAGATTCTTAATACTACCTACACTCATGTAATGCACGTTCATAGTGGTGAGACCCATCACTTTAGTAGCACCAAAGCAGACAAGATTCACATGTTTGCCAGTGTTGCAAGAACTGCTGGTGAGAATGTTATCATCTTCACCACCTACAATTCGCTTGATCGTATTCGTCAGGCAGATATTGAGGTCAACACGATCTATTTTGACGAGGCACATAACAGCGTCAAGCGTAACTTTTTCCCTGCGACTGAGCACTTCAGCTACAATGCAGATCGTTGCTACTTCTTTACTGCAACTCGCAAAACTTCGGTCACTATCAACAAACCAGGCATGAATGATGAGCGTGTCTATGGTCAAATTATTGCACGAGTTTCTGCCCCTGAGTTGGTTCAAGGTGGATACATCATTCCCCCTCGTATTCAAGCAAAGAAGTTTGATATGCACAAGAATGCACGGATGATTTCGTGCGAGACTGATGCTGAGAATGTGATTGACACAATCGAAGAGACTGACACCAAGAAGATTCTTGTTTGTGTGAAGACTAGCAAGCAACTTATGAACTTGATGGCAGCAACTGATTTTGCCACTCAACTCATCAAGCGTGGTTATTCTTACCTCTATATCACATCCAAGACTGGTGCAGTTGTTGATGGTAAGAAAGTCAATCGTGAAGAGTTCTTCAACACTTTGAACTCCTGGGGCAAAGATCCTGAGAAAAAGTTTGTTGTTCTTCACCGCTCTATTTTGTCTGAAGGTATCAACGTCAGTGAATTGGAAACTGTCATCTTCATGCGTAACATGGATGTCATTGAGATGACTCAGACTATCGGTCGTGTGTTGCGTCTTGGTGCAGAATCTAAGACCTATGGGCTCTGTGTTGTGCCCGTATATTCAAACGTTGGTGTTGCTACTGCGCGAGCATTGCAGACGGTTGTTGATACTGTCTTTGAAAAAGGTGAGATGCTTGATAGTGTTGTTCGCCGCTGATGTGACAGTCAGCGAACTGCACACTATCGCTTGATTTCTGCCCCATCCTGTGCCATTATACTAGTATGAAAAACACACACATCGAACACCCCGAAGATCTTATCCTTGACGGCAAGGATGCTGCTCTAAATGTCATCAACTTTCTAGAGTTTATCTACGAGGGTGATGCTGGCAACATGGCATCTGTGAAGTACGATGGTGCTCCCGCCGTTGTATTTGGTACGAATCCTGAGAACGGTAAGTTTTTTGTTGGCACTAAAAGTGTATTCAACAAGAAAACTCCTAAGATCAACTATACCGTGGATGACATTCGTGCCAACCACGAATCAGAGAATCTTCGCAATGTGTTGACTCTTTGCCTGATGTATCTTCCCAAGGTCAATGGTATTTTTCAGGGAGATTTCATGGGTGTTGGTAACGGCAACGTTGCAATCACTCCCAATACTATCACTTACAAGTTTCTGAAACCTATTGATGAGCAGATCGTATTTGCTCTTCATACGCAATACCGTGGCGACACGATTGCGACCGCAGTTTCTGAACCTTACAATGCTGTTTGGCACTGCAATGATGTCAAGTTCTTGTCTGTCAATGCAAGTTACATTCAACCGTCAAACAACTTCCTCAAAGTATATGCTAACCATGCACGATACTTGATGGAAGATATTGACTTCCCTGAGTTCAAAACTAAGGTTGCAAAGGCAAATGTCAAGAAGACAATCAACTCTTACATTCGTGAGGGTAAAGAACTCAACGTCTTCGATCTTGCCGATGACACTGGTATTGACTGGAAATTGTTTGCCCTCTACAATCTCATCATCACGATGAAGAATGTGGCAGCAGAGTCATACTTTGCTCGCGAGATGTGTGTCTGTCTGATTGGTGACGAACTTGCCAAACATGAGGGCATTGTTGTCAAGAACTGCTATGGTACGTTCAAGATTGTTGACCGTCAACAGTTCTCCCGTGCTAACTTCAACAACGGACGATTTGCCACTGCTAACTAATGACTGAACTTCCATCCAATTTTATTCATGAAGCACCCACAGGATTTAGATACCGAACCGCCCAGTTTAGGGCAAATGTTATTAGCATTTGGTGTGACCATCTTAACCATTACAATTACAATAATGGCGATAAAGTCAGCACCATCTGGGGGTTTTACAACACAAAAAAACGACAATACTTCGCACCAATCAATTCCAAAAAGATCGGAGCTATTGTTGACATTAACTCCACACGCCCACTAACAGCAATGCCCATCAAATATAAGGGACTTGAGGCATTTTTCCAATGAAAGAGTTTGATTATGAATTGGACTACAAATCTCTTGATTTCACAGATGCAGAGACTCGCAAACTTTATCGTATTGGAAGAGGCGAGCAAGGGGTTTTATTGGTTCGCCCTTATACAGACGACATTTGTGCTCATTGGAGATTCAGAACCCCTGATATTGCCGTAAAATCTAGCAACAAGATTTTTGCAATGTATCTAGATTACAGGGACAAAAAAGACTTCGTTGGTATGGACATGTGCCGCAAGTTTCTGGAGATGGGTTTCACCAGGGCGCGACGTTATGCTAACCACAACAGTGGCAGAAAGTATAAGAAAGGCACGAAAGATGTGCTGCCACAAGAGAACGACCATGCCACCAGTAAGTATGCAGAATCAGCACAGATCTTCAAGAAGGTTCGTGACATCGTAGCGTACAACCCTGTTTATCAGTCTATGAGGAAAGATTGGCGCAAGAGTGAATAAAACCCTCGTGCCACCCGTCAAAGTGGCACACAGGCGCTTGTAGACGCCTCAAAATCGTGTATTGTATAAGAGTCAAAGAAACGAGAGCAAATGCAACTCACCAACTCCGCCACCATTGTTGACTTCTTCCCTGAGGCATTTATTGCTGAGGCAGATGACATCAAAGGCATGAAAGTTGTCATCAAACGTTTCGTTAAGCGTGTTACTTTTCGTGCTACTGGTCAGAAATCCTACAGCGTTGTGGGTATGATTGACGCCAAACATGAGTGGGCATCTCGTATTGCTAAAGGTGCTGAGGTAACTGACTACAACACCGACAAAATGCCTCAGTCTGAGTATATGCCACTCTACTGCTGATTTCCATGTCTCTTATCAAACAACACCTCTACAATCAACAAATGCGAGTTACCAAAGCCCAAGCACTTTCTCAGTTTCGTTACAACTGGAAAGTCGCAACACAGCAGAATCCTAGACTCAAAAACGACACAATCGCAAAGCGTGAAGATTGGTCTTATTTCACCGACATGTTATGCAAAGAAGGATATATCACCATGAAACAGTATGAAACCTGGGACAATCCCTTCTGATGCTTTACATCATGGCGGCAATCATTCTTCTTCCAGTGATTGCCTTTGTTGCTTCATTCTTTGAGGAAGATCAAGACAATTCCTATTGATTCATGAACTACACTCTCAAACAACTTCAGGACAAACTGAATAGAATGATCGCAGATCAGGGTGAAGATGCACAATGTGCAGCATGGATTTACACCAAAGAGGACATTTATCGGGTCGATGAAGACGGAGAATTTGATTACTTTGCACTTGACAATCCTGAACTGGTTGAACGTGTCTTCGATGATGTTGGCAACATTGATTACATCTACCAAGTCATTCAAGAATGTGTAGATGAAGTTGCAGAAGAGCAATTTGTTCAACAACAACAGGAGTTGGTTTGATGATTACTTCCAAAGCAAAAATGATCAAGATCATGTCACAATGTGATGGGGCAGATACTCTCACACGATATGAGAAATTCCAGGTCTTTTGCCGAGTTTGTGATAACATGTTGGCAGAAGGTCGCATAACTAAATCAAACCACAAACGTTGGACGGAGGTATGGTGACGCACGAAGAAATGCTGGAAACTGCACAACAACGAGAGGCAATCAATGAAATTCCAGAAGATTCTGAACTCATTGATGATGTATTTTATGTTTGGAAAACTCGGTTTGGACTATACTCTACAACAACAAAACAAGGACGAAAAATGTTGACTGGTGCCACTCGTGATGGTGTTATTGAGATGACAAGATGGCATCTTAAATGTGAACAGGATGGCACACTTGAGCAGCATACTAGAGTTGTGGGATCTGCGATTGTAGGGGGGAAACTGTAGAGAAATCAAGAGAAAAAAAACCAGTTGGCGAAGTGGCACACAACCCCTAGAAATGCCCTCAAAATCATGTATTGTAAGGACATGGAAAACAACGCAACCGATTCGATGATCTCTCTCCTTCAGAATCCTGCCTTCATTAGTGCAATCGAAGGCATGGCAGATTTCTGCTTTGAGATGAACCCTGACATCGATATGGCATACGATTATGTTTGCGATCAGGCAAATGTTTCGACCTTTGTTGCTGATGGTCCTGCCTGGGATCTGTTCTACGATATGTGGGAAGTCGTTCAATCTCAGAACTGATTCACACTTTCCAACTCACATTTTTTCTCTAAACTAACATCATGCTCACCAAAGGACACAACAACAGAATCCTGATGCTCAACCAACTTACACCGTTTGAAGCAAAACGACGCATGGCAATCGAAGAGCAACGCATGAAAGAAATGCGTGAAGAATGTGCCCGTGATGCACAACAACTGTTCGACGATATGTTCGGAGGTTGATAACAATGCAAGAGACTAAATTCATTCTTCACGGACAATTTCAACGCGCTAATGGTTGGATTATGAACGATCAGTTAAGTTACATCAAAGAGACAAAACAACAGGCGATTGCAACATGTAAGCGACTCAATCCTGACTTTATGATTCACTCTATCACCATCGAAGACTAATCATGAGAATCATACTTGTCGGAATGGTTGTATTTTTTGGGAGCATAATCGGTTGCTCTGCTATCAACTCCATCTCACAAATGCAGGATGCAAAGATGACACGATTCTGCAAATCTGTCCCCGTTGGTGCTAGCTACGACGAAATGTGTAAAGACTTTCGTTGAACATCAATCCACTCAATTCATCAAACAAAATGACTCAAATCAAAGACAACATCATTGACCGCGATGCACTTCAGGCATCATATATTGATCGAATCATTGATGGTATGGACCTGAAAGATTTGATGCAAATTGTATACGATCAACTCGATAATTCTCTCGACAAGTATAGTGTGGACGAACTTATTGAAGAGGTTGATAGCTACTATCCCGAACTTTTGGAGGAAAGTGAAGAGAAATAAAACCAGTTGACTAAGTGGCACAAGAGGATGGCACAGCGCCCCAAAATCGGTTATCTTAAGGAAGTGGAGGGGATTTCACTTCACAAACGTCCTAAACTTTCTCATCATGCGTAAGATCGAACAGCAAATGATCACTGCCGTTCAAAACAACAAGAACTGGCAATCTGCAAACACTTCTGTTCACTTTAACGAAGAATCTGGCGAGTCTCTGATTCGTCTGCATGGCAATCTGATTGCCGTTGTTGATGAAGACAGCATGACAATCTTCGACGGTGGTTGGCAAACTAACACCACAAAATCCCGTCTTAATGCACTTTGTGACGCATTTTGTATTGCTGGTGAAGGTGTATTCCAGAAAGATTTTGTCTGGTATGTTCGCAAGTTTGTCGGCAAGATCAACGGCAAAGATGTATTCAAGAACGACATTTTCCGCAATAACTACATCTTTGCTTGATCGATGTTTGCATCACTTTCTAAATCAAGATCTCTCAAACAACATCGCATTATTCACATGAAATTTCTTCTGCTTGTGTTAATTGGAGTTCTGGTCTATAATAGTGATGATGCGAGGTTTTTTATCTCTGATCAACTCAACAACGCATCGGAATTTATCCGCCCTGATGCACAACTTAATTTCCGTTATTGATTGACAATGCAATTCCAAATCACTGACATTGAGTTTGATTTTACTGATGATTTTTCACATGTAGAGAACATCGACCAAGATGTAATTGATGAGGTTAAAGGAACAATTTGGGAGGCAGATGATGAAGATGATCTCATCGAAGAGATCACATGTGCATCAGGTTGGTGCATTAAATCTATTGACTATAATCACATTTTGCGCTGAACAATCATGACTCATCAACAACAATCTGTGGACATGGTGACGTATCACTATGCTGAACAACTTGAGCGCCTTATTGATGAAAACCGTTTCGAGGATGCTGATGCTATCTTCACTGAATTTGTTGTGGATTCAGTAGATCCAAATGACGGTAAATATGAATGGACTTTTATTAACGACCTGACAAATGACAACGCCTAAAGAAGATCGGTGGAGTGAGGTTTGTAAACAACAAATCCTCACACTTTTGGAGAACTCGGACTCATTCAATGATGTAGATGTTTTCTCTAATGTTGAAAGTTTCGTGTTTGAAATGATCGACGAGAGAGACAACACACCCGAAGATATTTCCGAGATTCTTTCATACATTTCTGCTAGAGTTGGACCCGATGGATTCAATCTCCTCACAGATGTTCTCACCAAAGTAACAACGTACATTCACGAATTGAACACACGAGCAGCAGCAATCACAATCACAATGCCTACCAAACCAGGACATTTTGTCGCTCAAACTATATCTGAAGACAACTCAAGATCTATGCGTGATGATGATGAAGTCCCAGCAAGATTCCAAAAAAAGTGATGCCAACTGCGTCCCCGTTCCCGAGTGTTACCGCCCGAAATTAAACGACTATGTTGTATGGAATGGCAACGTAGTTTTAGAGGGCTGGGTGTACTTTGTTTCTGACGAGTATATCACTATCGAGATCAGAACTATCCCGAAAAGTGATGAGAATGTCAGAGATTGTTCTTTACACAAAAACAACAGAGTTTGTGTCCTATGTTTCTCTTACCAGTGGAGTGAATTAACTTATGTCAAAAGTCGCAAATCTGTCCATGACAAAGTATCGTGTGACCTGGCAGAGTAAGCAACAAGTAAATGGGTTTATTAAGAAGGAGAGTGTTATCGTATTTGGCGAAGATGCTGTCGAGTTTATTGTGCATGAGTTTGCCAAAGATTCACCACTAATTAACATTGTCCCTGTGTTCGGAGATGTATAGAATGTTACACAATTATGGTGAGTTTGTGTTAAAAAGGGGTGAAAATGATTTAAAAATGTATTAAAAAAGGTATATGCGTTGATTATATGTTTTCCACAATGTTGTTGAAAAGGTTGTGGAAAACTCTCATAAATGTGCTGAGGTGTTGTTATCTTAGCGAGCGTAACATGAACCGACCACGTTGTCAACTACCAGACCGCCCAGATGTTCACAGTCCCTCACAGTCTCATGAGATTTCTGAGTCTTACTCGCAGGGGGGTTGACATCAGCACCTCTAGAGATTATAATTACTAAGTAACACACAGGGGGCGCACCAGTTATGAACACACTGCCAGGACAATTGCAGCGTTTCAGTGTTACTTTAGATTTCGTGGTTCAGGATGACTTTGACCCCTATCAAATTGACTGGGAGGATATGTTTAGCATCCAATCAAATGAGACCATCACAGTATCAATTAAGGACCACTCTGTGGATGTTGAAAAGGACTGGCAGTTATATGCGGAGAGTGTATGATAGTATGCTAACAGTTTGTATCACATAGCTTGACAATCTCTCGGCAGTTTGTTATAATGACTTTGACACACGTTTGCGGGCGTTTGTGATATCGGCGCGGGCGGCGGTATAAAAAACACTAACTACCCTAACCTACAGAGGTGACAAAGAGCGAGTGAAATAAAAAAATCGCCGCCACAAAAAAATACTCCCAGGGGTCTCAGAGATGAGACCTTTTTTTATAAATATGTGTGAATGACCTAACATAATGACAGATCTAACCGCGCCTTATATTGGAGACATGGAAAAATTTTTGCCCCAGAAATTTTCGCGTCCATGGGGTTGGTATGAGAATCTCTATAGTGAGAGCACATATAAAGTCAAAAGGTTATTCGTAGGACCTGGTAAATCAATCTCATTACAACGTCACTTTCATCGTAATGAGCAATGGGTTGTAGTCAGAGGTAGTGGTACAATCTATCTTGAAGATTTCCCAGGTGGTAAGGAGACAACTGTAAGTGATGTACATCATATTGGTGTTAATCAGATCCACCGTCTAAGGGGTGGAGGAGACGGTATAATGATCGTTGAAGTACAGTATGGGGATATGTGTATAGAAGAGGACATTGAGCGTCTGGAGGACGATTATGGCAGAGTATAGTTACAACATCTATGCAAAGAAAACTTGTTTGTATAAGGATGTTCCTGAGAATGAGTTTAATCATACCTGGACAATGTTGAAAGGTATGGTCGGTCTAATGAAGACTGATTACAATGAAGAAGATCTGACTTATGAAAAGATTCTTCTTGACAAGGACTAAATAATGGAGTATCATTGAAGTGTTCATCATTCCAATGAACTGACAAGCTTGTTAAACATTTTTTGAACGTCTTATGGCTAAAGGATTTACAGTAAAGGCAAAGACCCCTCCCGCGAAGAAGTCTGCAGAGGAGTGGGACTATGATGCCATTAAAGAACGGATGCGTGGTAAGCAGATTGTATTCTGTCTGCCTGGACGTGGATGTTCTTACATTTTCATGAAGAACTTTGTACAACTCTGTTTTGATCTTGTACAAAGCGGTCTGAGTATTCAGATCTCCCAGGATTATTCTTCCATGGTGAACTTTGCACGTTGCAAGGTTCTTGGTGCTAACGTACTGCGTGGACCTAAGCAGATTCCCTGGGATGGTAAACTGGAATATGACTATCAACTCTGGATTGATAGTGACATTGTATTTGACACCACCAAGTTCTGGCAACTGTGTGATCTGGCGCTTCCTGCTGAAGGTGAGGAGCGTTCTATCACTGCTGGTTGGTATTGCACCGAAGATGGACATACCACTTCCGTTGCTCACTGGTTAGAGGAAGATGACTTCCGTAAGAATGGTGGAGTCATGAACCACGAGACTCTCGAATCGATCAGCAAACGTCGCAAACCTTTCACAGTTGATTACACTGGGTTTGGTTGGGTCATGATCAAGAAAGGCGTCTTTGAGAACATGGAGTATCCTTGGTTTGCTCCGAAGATGCAGCAGTTTGAGTCTGGTGAGGTTCAGGACATGTGTGGAGAGGATGTCTCCTTCTGTCTGGATGCTAAGGACATGGGACACGAAATCTGGTGTGATCCTCGTATCCGCGTAGGCCACGAGAAAACTCGGATTATCTGATAAATACTTACCCCCGCAACTCGGGGGTTTTTTTT